CGTGGCAGGCCGCGGTCAGCGCGAAGCGCCTCGCGTTGCAGACGCGCGACGAGCTCGACCTCGCGCTCGCGAAGGCGTCGGCACCCGACGAGACGATGAGCGACGAGCAACTCCTCGCGATCATGGTGCAGGCTGTGGCATCCCTGCCGGCGCAGCATCTCGAGCGCCTCGAGGACGCGATCGCCATCCGGCGCGGGGCATCGCCTGTGCGGCTGGTTGAGACTGCTTGAACCTCTCCGCCCTCGCCACGGCGACCAACACGCTGGCGCGTCGAGCGCACGCTGATCCGCTGGCCTACTTCCGACCGACGCCCCCGCAGCTCGCGTTCCTCTCGAGCAACCATCCCGTGCGCCTACTGCGCGCCGGGAACCAACTCGGAAAGACATGGGCGGGGCTGGCCGACTGCATCTACCGTTGTCTCGGGTCGCACCCGTACACGCTAGTCAAGGCTGCGCCGATCGAGGCGTGGGTCGTGGTCGTGTCGTGGGAACAGAGCCTTGCCATTCAGGGCAAGCTCTGGTCGCTGCTCCCGAAGGACGCGATCGAGGACGACTGCGAGTTCACGCCGGGCAAGGGCTTCCGCGGCAAGGTGCCGATCGTCCGCTTCAAGAATGGGTCGGTGCTTCGCATCCGCACGGTCAACCAGGGCGCGCTCGCGTTGGCCGGGTCGACGATCGACTACGTGCTGATCGACGAGCCCCCGCCCGAGGAGATCTGGTCGGAGCTCGCGGCGCGCGTACTACGCCAGCGGGGGCGCATCGCGATCACGCTCACACCCATCGGGTCGCCGCTCGGGTGGCTGAAGCGGCTAGTCGAGGAGCAGGTTGTGCAGGACCTACACTTCCCGCTGACGGTCGAGAACACCACGCCCATCGGTGGGCGTCCTCTGCTCACGCACGAGGACATCGAGAAGCTCTCCGCACAGGTGCTCCCGCAGGAGCGGGCGCAGCGTATCCACGGAGAGTGGGACTCCGGATGGGTCGAGGGGCGCGTGTTCCGCATGTTCGACCCGGCACAGCACGTCAAGGCCGACGCCCCCGTGGGCGAGGCCCTTATCGGCGTGGGGATCGACCACGGTACCGAGGCCGGCGCCCAGGTGGCGATCCTGACGGCGCTGGTCCGCGACGCGGGCGAGGGGCACCCGAAGATCTGGGTGCTGGATCAGGTCGTGAGCGACGGAATGACGACGCCGGATCAGGACGCCGCGGCGATCCTCACCATGCTCCGGCGCTGCGGACTGCGGTGGGAGCAGGTCGACAGGTGGGTCGGCGACCGCAAAGTCTACGGGAAGAAGAACGGGTCGCTGAAGAGCAACGCCATGCTGATGTCGGCGTTCGAGCGGTCGCTGCGCCTGCCCACGGGATCGCTCCCCTTCAGAATCGCGACCGCTTACAAGCCCAGGGGATCCGTGTTCGAGGGTTACCGGGTCCTCTCCGCGGCGATGCTCCGCGGCGACTTCTCGATCAACCCGCGGTGCCGCGGGCTCATTGACGACTTGCAGAAGTTCGACGGCCGCGAGGCGAGCGAGCATAAGCACTCGATCGACGCGCTGCGCTACACGCTCGAACTGTATACTAGGCGCCTGTATCAGCCGACATCCATTAGGCTGGGCTAAGGGGGGATCCAGATGTACGCCTACTCCAAGATGCCGCAGCCGCCCGCTCCCACGAACCCGGAAGAGGCGTCGCGCTGGGAGCACACCCGGCATCGTCGGGCGTTGATGGAGGGGCGGTGGGTTCGCCTGCTCGAGGACCGTCTCCAGGCGCAGCTCGGCAGCACGCGCCGGCAGGCGTGGGGTATCCCCGACATCAGCAGCAACCCCTTCAAGGTCGTGGCGACCGAGCTGGCCACTCTTTACGATGCCCCCCCGGACGTTTCCCACAACACGGCCGGCGGGGCGGTGGACGAGCTCTGCGGGTCGAACGGACTGATCGCGCGCTCCGGCCTGTGGCCGCAGATGGCGCGGTTTCAGTCGATGGTGATTGCGCTCCGCGAAATGTGGATGCGGATTGATGTCGAGGACGGCCGACTGATCTACCGCCCGGTATCGCCCGATATGACGATCGCCGAGGCCGACCCGAGCCGGCCGACGACGCCGCTCGCTTACGCGGAGATCCGGCTGCGGCACATCCGAGGCGAGGCGCAGTGGGCGTGGGATGTTTTGGACATTCGCAACCCCGCGGACCCGTCCTACACGGTGCGCCTAGCGAAGGACGGCGGGATGGGCGAGGACGTGACCCTCGAGGTCCTCGGCGGCACCTACTCGGGTGCGGACTACCCGTACCGACGCGCAGACGGGACGCCCATCCTCCCGGTCGTGCTCTACCACGCGAGCCTCTACGGCGATCGCCTCTTCGACGCGTTCAACGGCGTTGAGCTCTACGAAGGGTCGTTGAACCTCGCGGTTTACTACAGCTTCCTCGCGCACACCCTGCGCGACGCATCGTTCCCCCAGCGGTACGCGATCGGTGTCCGCATCGCCGGGTCCGATATGGTCGACGGCGGTAGCCGCGGGCAGCGCGTCGAGGTCGTGACCGACCCGACGACGATCCTCATGCTCGACGCGGCGATGGAGCAGCAACCGCAGGTCGGGCAGTTCGTGGCGGGCGCAGACGTGGAGAAGATCGAGGCGACGATCGCGGCGATCGCGCACCGGCTGGCGACCGACGCCGGCCTCGCACCCACCGACCTTCAGCGCACGAGCGGCAGCGCGAAGAGCGGGTATGCGATCAGTCTCTCGCAGGACGGAAAGCGCACGGCGCAACGCAAGTACGTCATGCAGTTCCGCGACGCTGACGAGCGCCTCGTGGCCGTGTCGGCGACCCTCTACAATCGGGCGATGGGCACGCAGTTCCCCGAGGGCGGGTACTCGGTTCACTACCGCGAGATCCCGCTCTCGCCCGAGGAGCTCCAGAGCCGGCGCGCTCACGCGATGGAGATGATGGAGGCCGGCCTCATGGACAAGGTCGAGGCGCTCCGTCTCTTTGGATCGCTGACTCACGAGGACGCCGTCGCTCGCCTCGAGCAGATCGCCGCGGCGAAGATGGCCGAGGCGCGCATGATGGAGAGCGCGTCGCCGGCCGCGGAAGAAGGAGACTCGGAGGTACGACCGGCGACGGCCGCAGCCGACGTATCCCCCGTGAGCGCTGAGGCTATCTCCGAGGTGGACGAGGAGATCACGGCGGCGACCGAGGCCCTCGCGGCGCTCGACCTCGACGAGGCAAACGCCGCCGTTGTGGCAGCGGTGATCGAGAGCCTTCGCGAGGCGCGCGGCTACCTCGGCCTTGAGCCGCTGGTCGAGGCGAAGGTCGAGATCCACGACGAAGAGGACATGGGCGAGGAGTCCTGATGCCGTTCATCTCCGACTCGCAGCGCGATTACCTCAAGCGCGAGGCGCCCGCGGTATACGAACGCTTCCTCCGCGACGAGCGGGCGATGGGCTTCGAGCTCAAGGCCCCCGTCGAGGTAGCTGCGGTCGCGAAGCGGGGCCTTGAGAATCGGCGTAGGTACAACCGCGGTGGGACGCTCGTCGGGGCACGCCGCGCGTCGCAGTTGGCCAACCGCGAGGTCGTGAGCATCGAGACGATCAAGCGCATGGTCAACTACTTCACGCGTCACGAGAAGGACCTCGACGCACCCGCTGCCAAGCCGGGCCACCCGGACTACCCGAGCGCCGGTCGGATCGCGTGGGATCTTTGGGGCGGTGCGCCTGGGCGCGCGTGGGCGCGACGGCAACTAGCAGTATGGGAACGCGTGCAATCCGCACGCGAGGAGGAAGCATGAGCGAGGAAGGAACGACGACCACGACCACGACTGAGGGCAGCGACGGCGGCGCGGCAGCGCGCATTCGCCAGCTCGTCGCCCGCGTGAAAGAGCTCGAGGGACGCGTCGGCGAGCTGACGCCGCTTGCCGAGAGCGCCGAGAAATACAAGGCGCAGGTCGAGGAGGCGAAGGCCGCGAGCAAGGCCGAGCGCGAGGCGCTCCGCATCGAGCGCGAGATCTCCGCAGCCGGCATCACCGACGCCGAGGGGATGGAGTATGTGCAGCACGCGTACTCGCGTCTCCCGTCCGAGGGGCGTCCCCCGCTGGCCGAGTGGCTCGGCAACAAGGACGCGCTCCCCAAGGCCGTGCGCGCGTACCTGCCCGAGGCCGCACCCGCTCCCACGCAGGCGACGGCGCCTGCTCCCATGACGGGAGCGCCGCTCCCGAAGAGCAACGCCGGGACCGTGACGCAGACGCCTCCGGCGACAACGACGTGGACCTCGGAGGCGATCATGCGCCTGACGCCGGCCGAGTACAAAGCGAACGCGGCCGCGATCCAAGCGGCGCTCCGCGCTCCTTGACAGTCTGTCACGGAGCGGCGTAAGGTAGCCGTGGGAGGACACTCCCACGCGCTCGGGGCGAGCTCCCGTAAAAAACGACAGGCGCGGCAAACCTCGAACCTCTTTAGGAGGCCACTATGGCCAACATCGATTTTGCCGCTCTCGACGGCAACGCCCGCGCCGCTGCGGTGCTCTACCAGAACATCGTGATGAAGCTCGCCGACACGGGCACGATCCGTAACGCGACCTGCTTCCTCAACGTCGGCTCCGTCAACGGCACCGGCAGCGACAGCATCCAGGTCCCGGTCGTCGGCCTCAACGGGACCGACATCATGAGCGCCCCCGGCGACGGTGTGAGCGTGTCGAACACCTCGATCACCTCCGCGGCCGCGACGGTCGTTGTGGCGCGTCAGGCGCTGCGCTACGACCTCACGGACCTCGCCCGCGTCACGAACTCCGTGGCCGGCGGCGTGGACCTCGAGGGCCTGTCCAACGCGATGGTCGCGGCCTTCAACGGCCGGTTCAACCAGCTCGCGTGCGCGCTCTCCTCGGGCTTCTCCACCCAGGTCGGCAGCACGGGCGTGGACCTCACCACGAGCACGTTCTACTCGGCGATTTTCGCGCTCCAGCTCCAGAGCGTGACGGGCAAGTATCACTGCATCTTGCATCCCCAGCAGTACAATGACCTGATGTCCAGCCTCCGCACGGAGACGGGCCCGGCTCAGTACATCGCCGCCAATCAGGCGCAGACTTCCGCGCTTGGCGCCGCCTTCAAGGGCGAGCTCTTCGGCGTGGACGTGCATGTGAGCAGCTACGTCCCGAGTGTCGGCGGCGTGGACTACCGCGGGATGATGCTCGGCGATGCGGCGATCGCATACGCCCTCGGCACTCCGGCGCCCATCCAGGCGGCGGGCGGCGTGATCATCCCGGCCGGCGCTCCGGTGGCCGTCGAGTGGGAACGCTCGGCCGACTCTGGACTCACCAAGGTCGTGGGTAGCGCCTTCCTCGGCGTCGCCGAGCTTCAAGACCTCAAGGGTGTCGGCATCCTGTCCGACCTGTGATGGTCTGCTAGGCGCTGCCGCCTAGCGTCGGGGCGTGTCCGTGCTTATGGTACGGGCACGCCTTCGTGCGTAAGGAGACTCAATGGCAGCGAACTTCTCGGCATCCGATGGCGGCGCATTCGCCGCTCAACCCGCCAGCCGCCCGCAGGGCATGGCGACCCTGCTCAACCTGCCGAGCAACGGCGCGTGGTGGTACACGCACCATCCGGGCCACTGGCAGTGCGTGGACGGAGAGTGGCTTCCGGACCTCGGGCAGATGGTCGCGATCCCCGGCCTCAACCGCGTCGACAAGAATGGGGACACGGCGCTCGCCGAGGTCCACCTCGCAAAGAAGGGCATGACGATCGTCCCCTGGGAGGTCGAGCCGGGCGGCTACTGCGTGCAGTATGCGGGAGCCAGCGGTCCCGTGTTCCTGTCGAAGTGGGAGCGGCCGAAGCTCGTGGCGGGTCAGACTCGCATGAGCGTGGACACTGAGGGTTACCGTGCTTTCTGCCGTCGTCTCGTCGCAGACGGTGTGATCAAGGTGCCGGATCCCGACTTCATCACGGTGCTCCTCGAGCGTCAGCAGCGCGTAGTGTCCGAGCTCCAAGCGTCGGCACCGGTCAACCCCGGCGCGGCGCTGGCGCTGCCGGTCGAGCAGAAGCGCCTCGATGAGATGCGCGCCGCGACCGAGCGCATGTATACTCCCGCCAAGACGACGAGGGCCAAGGCATGAGCGGAGAGCGCAAGGACATCGCAGCGGCGAAGGAGGCGTTTCAGCGCCGCCTCGTCCAGGGCGGGATGCCGACGCAGCGCGCCGAGCAGATCGCCCGCGAGCAGGCGCGTAAGGCCGACCAGCGCGAACGCGATAAGCGGTAGCAGGGGGGCACGATGAGCATCAGCGAGACGCTGTACACGGCACGGTTCCGCTCTGGCGAGACGATCGAGCGTGGACGCAATCAGGATCTCACGTGCCCCATCTACCGGGCGGGCGCCCTCGTGGCGCCGCTCTCCGGGACGATCACGATCTACCGTGCAGACGGGACCGTGGTCGTCTCGGCCGCGGCCGTCACGATCACCGGGAGCGTTGCGACCTACGCGCTCCTCGGGTCGGTGACGACCTCGCTCGCACTCGAAGAGGGCTGGCTCATCGAGTGGACGCTTCAGATGACGGCGAGCGTGCAGAACGTGTTTCGGCAGGACGCCGCACTCGTGCGCCGCACGCTCTACCCGGTCGTCGCGGACGCCGACCTCTTCCGGCGCCACTCCGACCTACCGTCGCTGCTTGCCACGGGCACGACGAGCTATCAGGACTACCTCGACGAAGCGTGGGCCACGATCACCAACCGCCTCGTCGCGCAGGGCCGACGCCCCTACCTGATCATCCAGCCGAGCGCGCTTCGCGACTGTCACATGGCTCTCGCCTTGCAGCTCGTGTTTACCGACTTCCAGACGAGCGCAGGCGATGGCGGGCGCTGGCAGGCCCTCGCCGAGCACTACCAGCGCATGTACACCGAGGCGTGGAACCAGCTGCGGTTCAACTACGATGAGGCCGACGAGAACAAGGTCAACCCGAACAGCAAGAAGGCCGGCACCTCGACGGTGTGGCTCAACGGCCGCGGCGGTTATCCGCGCGTCGGTGGGTGGTTCTGATGGCGAGCAAGACGGTACGCCAGCTGCGAGAGGACGTGACGGCGCGGATCCTCACGCTGACCGGCTGGAAGGAGTCGCGGGTCGCGCCGGATAACTTCGGCCGCGACGCCGACAGTATCGCTCACAAGGCGTTCGCCGTTCACCCTACGCTGACCGAGGACCTGCGCGCCTACCGCGGGCGCCCGGCCGAGGGGCTCCTCGTGGAGACGACGCTAGATCTGCGCTACTCGTGGCAGCTCAAGCCGAAGGGCATGAGCGATAGTTACGACGACGCCCTCGATGCGGAGAGCCTAGTTATCAACAAGCTGATGGCCTACGACGCGACGTGGCCCCTGTCCTACAAGGTGCAGGTCCTGCGAACCACGCGCGAGTCGAACACCATAGGTGAATGGGTCATCGGTGTGATAACGTTCCGCATCATCCACACACTTCCGCTTCAGTAGGGGGATCAAATGGCGCTGCCAATCGTGAAGAATTTTCGAGATGGGGCAATCGTCCTCCGAGACGGGACCGGCACGCCCATCGCCATCAACGTCGAGTTCGAGAGTGGAGACTTCTCGATTACCGGCGTGTCGGCAAACTCGAACTCCGAGGTGACGACCTACCTGGACCGCGGGTCCCTGGGCACGGTGCGTCTCACGTCGCAGACGTTCCCGACGTGGTCCTTCTCGGCGCACATGACGGAGCTCAGCGACGCCACGTCGAAGACGCTCTGGGATGCCGTGAATAAGACCGGCACCTTTGCGGCTGCGATTAGCACGATCACCAATAGCGACGTCTATGGGCTCGACTGTGTGATCAGTATTGAGGGCACCACGCTGGGGGAGGCGACGGATCACGTTTTGACCCTCGTCGGCAACCGCATTTCTATCGATTTCGCGGAAGGCGACCCGAACTCTTTCACGCTGAACGGCACTTGCTACGGCGCGATCACCGCGACCTGATCCGACCGGCTACCCGGACGCCCCCCGTGCTACTAGGTGCGGGGGGCGTTTCACGTTCACGGAGGAAGGATGGACATCAAGCTCGGGAAGTTCGCAGTCACGCTCAGGAAGCCAATGTCGTTCATGGCGGCGCGCGAGGTAACGATCGCGGTCGGCACCTCCGCGCTGCGTGGGCTCGGCGCGGCGCTCGGCGTGTGCTGGGGCAGCAAGCCGCTGAAGGCCACGCTCGCCGGGTGCAAGTATGACATGCTCGCTTACGGCGGCGCCGTCGTGGACGAGCTGGTGGCGCTCGGTGTCAGTGAGGGCGAGATCTACGAAGGCGGCAAGCACGCCCTCGACCTCGTGATTATGGCACTCCCGCGCGAGGAAGAGGTCGCGACCGCCGCGGGTTTTACCGAGGGGACGGAGCCCTCGACGCCGTAGCACTCGAGATCGGGTTGACCTACTGCGGCGACCCGATGGCGTTCTACCAGTGGGACCGCGAGACACAGGAGCGCGTTCTCGCGTGGTGGCGGGTCAAGCACACGCCGCCGCCCACGACGAAGAGCCCGCGCGCGAAGCCCCGCGACGGTGATAGTATCGACCCCGAGGCGCGAGCCTTCTGGGGGCTAGGTGGCGGGTAAGAAGATCACAGTCGGTCGAGCGTCCACGACCATCGGGCCAGAGCTCGAGCGGGCGCTCGATCGCATGATCTCCACGACCTACGCAGAGATAAAGCGCGAGGTCGAGGCCATCGCCTCGGACGTGACGGAGCACGCCCAGGCCGAATGGTATCTCAATGTGACCAAGCGGACGGGCGCAACGGGCGGCGGGATCGACTACGAGATGCGGATCACGCCTACGCACCTCCGCGGCGTGGTGTTCTCGACGAACAAGGACACGTACTACGTGCGCAGGCCGGGCCCCTTCTCCACGATCGGTCGGCGCGTCGAGGGCCCCGAGTTCGCCCAGGTGATGCAGACCTACCGGGCGACGGGGCAGGTACCGGACGGGTACACGGTCGGTCGGTACACCCGCACCCGGCGCCCGGTCGGCGTGTTCCGTCTGGTTGCGCGTGACAGCACGCGCCCTCGCGACGGGAAGAACCTTTGGAAGGTCGTGGTCCTCGACTACGGCCGGCGCTTGATCCGCGAGCGCCTCACCGAGATTGATAAGGCACTACAGGCCGCAGCGCGTCGCGTCGCGGCGTAGGGGGATCCATGGCTTCCGTTGAACTGAGCGTAGACGCCAACCTCTCTGGTCTGCGGTCGCAGCTCGAGAGCATCCCCGGCCTGACCGCAGAGCAGGCGCGTCTCATGACGGCCGAGCTCAACAAGAGCATCAAGGCGAGCGAGCGTGCGGCGAAGGCTGCGGCCGAGGCGAGCAAGCGGTCGATGCAGCAGGCGTCTGCCGCGGCGAGCGAGGCTAGCGCAAAGGTCGCCAGCGTAGGCGACAAGTTCGGGACCATTGGTCAGTCAGCTAGCAAGCTCTCAGGCGTGCTTGGCATGATTGCCCCTGAGCTGGCCGAGACGGCCGCGGGTGTGACATCCTTGGCTGATGCCGGCGAGGTTGGCGCCCTTGCCTTCGAGGGTATGGGCGCCGTGATGCTGCCGGTCGTCGCCGTGCTGGCGCTCTTCGCGGCGGGGTTGGCTCCTATCGGTGAGCTACTCGCAGATGCCGAGGAACGCGCAGCCGCAGCCGCAAAGGCGATCGAGGACTTCGGCGCGGCGTCCACCTCCGCGGGTGATGCATCCGAGGATCTCGGGAAGCGGCTTGCCGCGATCAACGATGAGATCGCCATCCGTCTGAAGCTGGAATCGGCAGACGAGCAGGCAATCCGAAGCAAGACTGACGCACTGTACGCGAGCGTTGACGCTCTCGATGCGACGTACAGTGCAGAGACGGACGCCGCGCGGGCGTTGCTTGAGTCGACCCGGACTGAGTACGGCCTACTCGGCGCTAAGGTCCTGTCGAGCAGGGCCACCGAAGAGGAGGCCGCACGCTACCGCGAGCTCGGCGAGCAGGTCAACAGCGCCACCAAGACGATCGCCACGAACACCCAGCGCGTCGAAGCCGCACGCGCTGCGGCAGATCGCAGCGTCGAGACGCTGAGGGATCTTGCCGCCGAAGAAGAGCGCGAGAAGGGTAGGGCGATCGCCGCGGCGAAAGCGAAGGAAGCGCAGGCCGCGGCATCGAAGGCACACGCCGAAGCCATGGCGCTCGAGGCAGCACAGCAGCGCGCCCTCGACGCCGTGCGGTCGAAGGCAGGCGCGATCATCTCCTCGGAACTGTCGCAGGCCGGGCGAATCATCGAACAGCAGCGCGAGCTTCGCGCCGAGCTCGAGAAGAATCCCGCGGCATTCGGATCCGTGACTGCGGCGATCGCCGTGCTCGATCGCCAGCTGGCGGCGCTCGATGACCAGGATACCGAAGCCTACCTGAAGCGTCAGGCCGCAGCGGCGGGCGAACTCAAAACGGCGTTCGAGGCGCTCATCCCGCCCGACGTGCCGACGCGCCAAGAGCAGTTCGCGACGCTGACCGATCAGGTCACGCAGGCGATGCGCGACGGGATCATCACGTTCGACGACTATCAGAAGAAGCTCGCCGAGATCCAAGCGGCGCAAGAGGAGACGTTCTCGCTCGAGACACTCGCCGCGTTCTTCTCCGGCGTGCAGAGCAAGACCTCGCAAGTATTCGCCGACATCTCCGCAGTAAGCGACTTCTTCATGCAAGAGAGCGAGAACGCTCTCGCCGAGGCGGTCAACGCACGCAAGGCGCTCGGAAAGGACGCGACCGCCGACGAGAAGAAACAGGCGAAGGAGCGCGTCGAGGATGCACGCGAGGCGTCTCGCAAGCAGTTTGAGCTCACGAAGGCATTGCAGATCGCGCAGATCACGATCAACACGGCGGGCGCCGTTGCCCAAGCACTGGCCTCGTCGCCGCCTCCGTTCAACGCCATCTCCGCCATCGCAGCAGGTGCGGCCGGCGCGGTGCAACTGGCGACCGTGCAAGCGACCACGCCGAAGTTCCATAAGGGCGGGCTCATCGGTCAACCCGACGAGAGCATGGCGGTGGTTCGTGCGGGTGAAGCGGTACTCAACCCGATCGGCCGGTCGATGCTCGGCGACGACGCGATCCGTCAGGCGAATGCGGGGATCGGCAGTGGGCACAGCAACGCCGTGCAGATCGTCTACAAGCACAAGAGCTTCGACTACTTCGTGCGCGATCACCTCCGCACGAACGCGACCCTGCCTCGTGCGTTAAACGCTGGACGTAGGCTCGGACAGAGGGGGTAACGATGGCGAACGCGGTCACAGTGAATGCTCTCCGCGGGATCCTCGTGCATGACGAGCGCATCAACGCCTCGTCATTCTCCGAGACGCTCTCGTCCTACTCGGAGTCCGGCGCTCATCCCGGCGTGCCGGTCCCCTCGCGCGCGTCCTCGATGGTCCTCGAGTCGAGCGGCGAAATGGACACCGGGACTGTCACGATCCGCAGCGTGCGCGCGGGTGGTGTGTCCTCTTCGCCTGATGGCGAGATCGAGCCGGGTGCGTTCGCGATGCGGACGAATGGCATCGATTGGCTCGGATGGAATGGACCCCTGGTGTTCTCCGGGTGGAGCCCGCTCCACACGTTCGCGTCGGGCCTCTCGGCGAACCAGTACGGCAACCTGCACACTCTCCACACCGACGACGGGACCATGCTCACCGCAGCGCAGCGATTCACCTCGGGTGGTGCTACCCGCGCCCTCGTCGTGCTGCGGACCGG